ATGATTGAACCTAGAGAGAATTTCAAGGGCGCCGGCAAGCACCTGACTGAGGAGAGAAACCTTGGTGAAGCCGAATTAATCGTAGGTGATAGGTATGCCCAGAGGCAACAGCAGGAAATATAAGCGATACCGACAAGCACATCCGAAGGAGTCGAAAGAGGCCAAACCGGAGCAAGAACATCAAAACGCACGCCAGCACTACTTTGGAGAAATGCATCCGCGCCGCGAAGATGGGGTGATCGATCTAACCCCATATGCTGCGGCGATTGGTCAGGAATTGATCACAACGGTGCAATACGATAACGGCAGAAGCATTGTAAAACGCAGGGGCCGTCCGATGAAGCAAAGAGCACGAATCTAGCAGTGCTCTTTTTTGTTACCAAAGAAGCAATGGGTTAGGGGGAAACACGTTTGATCGATTTTCAACGAATCCGTGAATCGACGGATATCGTAGCGGTAGCAAAGTGGCTGGGGCTGGAGGTGCATGGCGGGAAAGCCAGGTGTCCGTTTCACCAAGATCGTACACCCTCCCTTTCGTTCAAAGATGGACGATTCAAATGTTTCGGGTGCGATGCTTCCGGGGATGCAATCGATCTGGTTGCAAAAATGAAGGATATCAGTACATTGGAAGCCGTGACGAAGGTAACAGAAGCATTTCATCTGGATGAATTTTCTCCGACGCCAAGGAAGCCTACGGAGTTTAAGGAGCCGCATTTGCAGGAATACATCGACACAACAATAGAAGCATTCGCCATTACGCGCCGAGCGCAGGACTATTTAGAATCGCGGGGATTCACTGGCGAAAGCATGCTGCGGTTTCGATTTGGGTTCGACTCAGGAAGAAACGCGATCGTGATCCCATACGGCTCTGAATCGACGTATTACATATCCCGCAGCTTAGCAGGGAAGCAGTTTTTCAAACCCAGAACAGATGTTGTTGGACCGGAACCGCTTTTCTACGAGGAAACGCTTGATCAGGACGAGCCTGTTTTCGTCGTTGAAAGCGCACTCTGCGCATTGTCGATCATGCAGGAGGGTGGTTACGCGGTTTCGATGTGCGGGGCGGGATCAAATAAGCTCATAAGTGCGTTGAAGAAAAGATCATGGATACCGCCGTTGATCGTCTGCATGGATCGGGATGAAGCCGGTAGAGAAGCTTCACATAAGCTCTGTGAACAGTTGAGATCTATGGACATTACGCATTTGTCCCTGACCACGCCTGAGGACTACAAAGACCCCAATGAGCTCCTGGCAGACGATATGGAGCGGTTTCGCGCATGGATTCAGGATTCCGTGGAACAAGCGCATGAGCTGCCCCCAATAGAGAAACGTACTCGGAGAAATGGGATTACTGTGCCGCCGATCTTATATACGTTCTGCCCTGAAAGAACGGAGAGATACAAGAGTTCGGACATCGGAAACAGCAGGCTTTTCGCTGATTTTTACAAGGACACCGTTCGATACGTGCCAGAACGAAAGCTCTGGTACGTTTTTGACGGTATGCGATGGATTCCTGATGTTGGCAACCTGAAAACCATGGACTTATGTATGGAACTTGCTGACATCTTATTGGTGTATGTCGCCGGTATTGAAGATGATGGCTTAAAAAGAAAATTCGGCGAAAATTGGTGGAGGTGGCAAATCCGACGTACACGGGAGACCATCCTTAAGGATGCCCAGGGCGTCTACCCAGTTCATATGACCGAATTTGATGTGGACCCGTATTTGTTTAACTGCCAAAACGGTACGTTGAATCTGAAGTCGAAGGAGTTCTTACCGCACGATGCCAATGACAAACTGACAAAGATTTCGACCGTCATTTTCGACCCTGACGCTCATTGCGAACGATTTGATGCGTTCATAAATGAGATCATGAGCGGTGACAGGGAAAGAGCTGATTTCTTGCAGAGATCGTTGGGATATGCTCTGAGCGGCGATACGCGGTTTGAATGCCTGTTTATCCTCTTTGGTGCAACGACGCGTAACGGCAAAGGTACACTCATGGAGAGCGTGTTAAATGTTATGGGCGATTATGGTAGCACAGTGCGTCCCGAGACGATCAGTATGAAGCAAAATGTCAGCAGCCAGAACCCTACTGAGGACATTGCTCGACTGGCCGGTATTAGGTTTGCAAACATCTCTGAGCCCAGTAAAGGTCTTTTACTCAATGCGGCGCAGGTAAAGACCATGACAGGCAATGATACGCTCAACGCGCGGTTTCTGCATGAAAACAGCTTTGATTTCCGTCCGCAGTTCAAGATCTTCATGAATACCAACTACCTACCTGTGATCACGGATATCACGCTCTTTTCGAGCGGAAGAATAATGATCATCCCGTTCGAGCGGCATTTTGAAGAAGGCGAGCAGGATAAGACACTCAAACCGTTGTTCCAAAAACCAGAGAATCAAAGCGCGATCTTGAATTGGCTGCTGGAAGGACATCGAAAACTGGAATCTGAAGGTTTGGTGCTGCCTCAATCGGTCGCCTTTGCCACGAAACGGTACCAGCATGACAGCGATAAGATTGCTTTGTTCATCGAGGATGAGTTAGAACCTGATGCGCACGGCGAAGAACGGACTTCCGTGGTGTATGCACGATACCAGAAGTGGTGCGACGCGAACGGATGTTACGCGGAAAACATGCGCAATTTCAAGCAGGCAATCGCGGTGTACGGACGCATAGAGCGGAAACGGCCTAAAATCGGCGGAGAACAGACGACGATGTTCATTGGGTATAAGCTTCGGTTCGATATGAACGGATTTACTGATATTAAGGATGGAATTCCGTTTGATTGACCTTTGTGGCAGATGTGGCAGGAAAAAAGGTAGTTATAAAAACAGCTACGTATAGAGAGGACTTAAAAACCTGCCACATCTGCCACAGAGACCGCTTGGATGTCTGACCTGCTTATTACAGCGATTTCTAAGTGAGAAAATCCAATGTGGCAGATGTGGCAGGTAAAAAGGTAATTATAAAAACAGCCACGTATAGAGAGGACTTAAAAACCTGCCACATCTGCCACAAGAATTACGAATATCATTTTTGAGCCTCTCAGATAGAAAATGATACGTCTATTCGGCACTCGTATGGTGCTGTTCTCACCTGCAGCCAACTCTAGCGAATGCCATCGGGACGACAGTAAATGACACATGATTGCACAGTGATATCATGCAAAAAAAGATGTGGAGTGACAAAACAATCATATGACTGATATCGCTTGACTGGTGGGGGACTATTAATCCCTACAGCTTTAATTTATGGACAACGTGGCGGGGTCGCGTGTAAAAAATCGCGAAAGTTTTAAGGGGAATAGCCCCGGAAGTTTTGTCACAGGAGGAATAGCAATGGGAAGACGGGGCCCTAGACCGGGACAAGGCGGTAGACCGCGCAAGGCGCTGACTGAGAAGCTGCTGGATGGCAATCCCGGCAGGCGGAAGCTGACTATCGTCAATTTTTCGAACATGACTGGGCAAAGTCATACAGTTCAGCCGCAACCGCATGAAATGCTGTCAGCGCGGCAAAAGAACGGTCGTACCCTTGAAGCAGCGGAGATATTTATAAACACATGGGTGTGGCTTGACCAGCGTGGGTGTGCGAAGATCGTATCTCCACAGTTGTTGGAGCGCTATGCGATGAGCGCAGCCCGCTGGATTCAATGCGAAGAAGCGGTTACTGAATATGGCTTCTTAGCAAAGCATCCAACGACAGGAAGCGCAATCCAATCTCCGTATGTGGCTATGAGCCAAAACTACATGGCGCAGACGAATCGGCTCTGGTATGAAATCTTCCAAATCGTTAAAGAGAACTGCGGTTCTTATTATACGGGAACAAACCCACAGGATGATGTCATGGAGCGATTGTTAACAGCGCGCAGGGGGAAATGATATAGACTTCAGTGGAGTAGCCATGCTCCTCTCCTGCACAAAAGGATTGATTCAGCAAATGACCGCTATCTGTACAGAATTAGCTTGATATCCACACCTGTTTGATCAATGTATGTGACTACCAAATTGAAAGGAAGGTAATTACGATGCAGATCAAGTACAATGTTACGGGGGACAGGCGGAAGGCGATAGTCGCGGTCATGCGGGATGTACTGCAGGACACAACGCGATACCTCGGCGCGCCGAGCTTCGCGTTTCAGGTGGGGGCTTACACGGTCGACAAGAATGGTACAGTCACTTGCATGGATGGAACAGACGAGGCACAGATCGAGATGCTGATTCGCGAGCTTGCTCACGATGGGTTTATTGGCGTACGAGTTGCTGAAATGGCAAAGCCGAACATGCAGGAGGCGATCGAGAATCAGAAGAATGAGGTTAAATCATCACAGGTTGATAGTTTCGACAGGCTCTCGGTCGAGATTCCAAATGGCGGGATGATGACCGTTGCCATGGAAAACTTACATCGACTGGTTGCGAGCAAAGCGACGCTGCTCAAGAAAACACTCGGTACAGACAGCCTGCCGATCACAGAACATGTGGATAGAATCGAATTCGGATGGTTCCGACCGACGGATGACCCGGCTGAGATCAAAGCCTACTACCAACTGGTACAGGGGCTTTGCGACCTGGCGCACACACAAAAGCGTGTCACAGCAACAGAACATATAGTGGAAAATGAAAAATATGCGTTTCGCTGCTTTCTACTTCGGCTCGGATTCATCGGAAAGGAGTTCAAAAATTCGCGGACCATCCTGTTGCGAAATCTCTCAGGGAATTCTTCATACGCAACAATGAAGGAGGATGATAATGAATAGACCCTACTCTGTGATGACAGCGCTACTTCGCTAATCTAGAATCAGCGCAAACTGGGGCAACGTCGCCGCGACTGAGCGGCTTATGCCTCAGGTAAAGCAATTACCCCAATAACGGCTGAAAACCAAACACGACCGAACACGGAGGCTCACGCGAGCCTCCTTTTCGATACCTAGATAGATGATTCGGGATAGTGGAAAGGGTGAAAACCATTTTCGGGATATCTCAGCTTTAATCTGCAGTCAGCAGACTATCGTCAAGACATAAAAAGGAGGATTTTCCTACGGGAAGGGAAAGACAAAACATTCAGCAATTACGAAAAGCAGGCAAAAGCTACAGCCAGATTGCAGACGCACTTCAATTGTCACGAAATACAGTGAAATCAATTTGCCTGAGAATGGGAATCCAACCAGATGAGACCAAAGGGGGAAATCACGATGCTGATCAGTGCAAACAATGTGGAGCGGTTCTCGTACAGAATGCAAATGGCAAACGAAAGCAGTTTTGCTCTGATCTGTGCCGAAGAGCCTGGTGGAAGCAGAATAGAGATAAGTTGCGATTGAAGTCCGTCGTTCAAACGGAGTGCTCTTTCTGCGGGCGCGTTTTCAAAGATTACGAGAAGAACCACAGGAAGTACTGTTGCCACGCCTGCTACATACAGAATCGCTTTATGAACAAGGAACCAGATGACAATCGAGCAGTTTGAGCGTGAATTGCGTTATAGGACAGTGATGGCGGCGATTAAAACCATGCTACAGCGCGGGCTGATCAGCCATGATGAATACGATGGCTTCGATCGAAAGATGATCGAAAAGTATAACCCTTTTTACCTTTGCTTAGGGAATCAAACATCGGTTGATAAAGTCTGTAAGCAGAGGTAATATGCCATGTACAAGGAGCGAGATATGAGCCGAGTGATTCGAAAAATTCAGCCAAGGGTGCAAGCAATTTTGCCGCGAAAGCGGGTTGCCGCTTACGCTCGCGTTTCCAGTGATAAGGAAACCATGTTAGAATCATTGGCGGCTCAGATCAGCTACTATGGCGCTTATATTCAGCGGAACCCAGAATGGCTGTATGTCGGCGTGTACGCGGACGAAGGTCTGACCGGCACCAAGGATAAACGTCCTGAATTCCAGCGCCTGATTGCAGACTGTTATGCCGGTCTGATCGATATGGTAATTACGAAGTCGCTCAGTCGATTTTCGAGAAATACGCTGGATACGCTGAATATCCTGCGAGAACTAAAGCAGAGAGGCGTGGACGTTTTTTTCGAACGGGAGAATATCCATAGCAATTCAGGGGACGGGGAGCTGATGCTCTCCATCCTCTCTTCTTTTGCACAAGAGGAGAGCCGCTCCGTATCCGAAAACTGCAAATGGCGAATTCGGAAGAAGATGGAGCAGGGCGAACTGGTCAATTTGCGAGAGATGTTCGGGTACACCATAACAAAAGGTAGAGTAGAAATCGATCAGGTGCGGGCTGAAATCGTCCGCTCTATTTTTTTCGATTATTTGAGTGGCGGTGGCACAGCGGAGATAGCAAGACGATTAACTGAAAAGGGCATAACTACACTCCGCGGGGGACAGTGGACTGCCGGTAAAATTCTCGGGATGCTGAAAAATGAGAAATACAGGGGCGATGCGCTTTCACAGAAAAAGTACATTATCGATCACCTGAGCAAGCGCGCAGCTTGGAACCACGGGGAGCGTCCTATGTATTATGCGGAAGAAACCCATCCGGCCATTATAGAGAAATTCGTATTTGAGCAGGTTCAGCTTCGTATCGCGGAAGAATTGAAAATCGTCGGAGGGCATCACCCGAACATACAAAGATACCCTTTTAGCAGCAGAATTGTGTGCGGTAATTGCGGGAAGCATTATAAAAGAATCACAAAGCGTGGAGCGCCATTCTGGCAGTGTTCGACTACCGTTCAGTTTGGAGCAACCGCTTGTCATTCGAAACGGATCCCCGAAGCGACTTTGTTGGAAATTACAGCGCAAGCAATGGGGACGCACGAATTCTGCGAGGATGTGTTCGAAACACAAATCGCCCACATTAGAGCAGCGGACGGGAATTCTCTCATATATATATTCAGGGATGTACGAACCGTCCAGACGATATGGCAGGACCGCTCGCGGGCAGATAGCTGGACGGATGAAATGAAACAGACGGCAAGAGAAAAATCTTTGTTGATGAAGGAGATGCATGACGATGGAAGCGATTCAGAAGCGGGTACGAAAAATTGAGCGGGCAGCCGTAGCGGCGCAGGAAAACAAATCTCTTGTACAAGCGAAACGCCGTGTCGCCGCATATGCGCGCGTATCGACGGACAGCGATGAACAATTCACGAGCTTCGAGGCTCAGGTGGATTATTATACTCGACAGATCACCGCAAACGCTGAATGGACGATGGTCGAGGTTTATACGGACGAAGGTATCAGCGGGACGAACACGAAGAAGCGCGAAGGCTTCAATCGGATGATCGCGGACGCGCTGTCGGGGAAGATTGATCTGATTATAACGAAGAGTATCTCGCGATTCGCCAGAAACACGGTCGATACGTTGACAGCGGTACGCCAGCTAAAGGATAAGGGCGTCGAGGTGTACTTCGAAAAGGAGAACATATACACCATGGACTCCAAAGGCGAGCTTCTGATTACGATAATGAGCTCGCTCGCGCAGGAGGAGAGCCGATCGATCAGCGAGAATGTCGCCTGGGGCAAGCGCGCGAAGTGCGAGGAGGGGAAAGTCTACCTTCCTTACAAACAGTTCCTCGGCTACGAGAAAGGCTCAAACGGGCAGCCGCAGATTGTGGAAGAGCAGGCGGAAACGGTACGGCTAATTTACAAACTATTCCTTGATGGGCTGATGCCTTCTGGAATTGCGAAAAGGCTCACGGCACAAAGAATACCGTCTCCGGCAGGCAAGTCGGTTTGGTATTCGGGCACGGTGGAGAGCATCCTGACGAACGAAAAGTACAAGGGTGATGCGCTTCTGCAAAAGACCTTCTGTGTAAATTTTCTTACCAAGGAGATAAAACGCAACGAGGGCGAACTGCCGCAATATTACGTCGAACAAAGCCACCCAGCGATCATTTCGCCCGAGGTATTTGATGAGGTTCAGCAGGAGTTGAAGCGCCGCCGCGAAGTCCGATATATCGGCAGGAGCGGGTGCTTTTCCAGCAAGATTATCTGCGGAGAATGCGGCAGCTATTATGGTAGGAAGGTTTGGCATAGCAACGACAAATACCGCACTGTGATTTGGCGCTGCCAGCACAAGTATGACAATGGTGAACCATGCAAAACGCCGCACGTGACCGAAGATCAGATCAAGGCGGCGTTTGTTGAAGATATGAATCGGGTGATCACGAATAAGGAGCAGGTTCTGTCGGATATCAGGTTGCTAATTTCGCTGTTGACCGATACTCATGAATTCGAAGAAAGGGAAGCCTTCTCACGCAAGGAACTGGATGAAGTATCCGTGATGATGCGGAGATTGGTTGATGATTACGCACGGGCGTTGATCGAACAGAACGTATACGACGATCAATACGCAGAGCTCTTGGCGCAAAGCCTGACGCTTGAGGAGGAGATCGGCAAGATCGAGGAGCAACGTGAACAGCGGAAAGCAAGAAAGCGCGAGTTGGATACGTTCTATAAGGTGTTAAAGGCGGCAGGGCCGATCGTGGAGTTCGATGAGGAACTTTGGAATGTGGCGGTAGCGAGAGTAATAATCCAAGTGAAGGAAAACTATGAATTTATTCTACATGCCTAATACAGTTTATATGGGGAACGATTACTCCGTGTCTGATTAGGGGTGAATACCAGTTCAACGTTTTTCTGCTCCGGCTATAATAATCATAATTACTAGGCCTGGACATTGTTGCGTATCCTATGCTATAATGACCGTGCCCCAACCATGATTCAGTGGAGGACCATACAATGCCCTATGCAATAGATTTATTTTGTGGCGCTGGCGGATGCTCGGAGGGGCTCATCCAAGCAGGCTTTCATATTCTTTTTAGCTCAGACATTAGCGAAATGGTTGAGAAAACATACCGACATAGACATGAACAGCTTGGCCTATTCCAAGGGAAGAACACCTGGTATGAGCGGGAAGATATAAAAAACCTTACTGGTGCAGATATCAGAAAAAGAATTTCGGGACTTGAAATTTTCAAAGGAAAAGACATTCCGGAAATCGACCTCATGATTGGCGGACCTAGCTGTCAAGGCTTCTCAAGGGCAGGGAGACGCGACAAATCGGATCCAAGAAATATGTTGTTCGAAGAGTATGTTAGAGTAATCAATGAAATCCGCCCAAGATATATTGTCTTTGAAAATGTTGAGGGATTCGTTGACATGCAGTTTTCGGGGTATATTGGAATTACTGGAATCCGATATCCCGATGGTAGCGTAACGCCAGTAATACTACAGAACGAATTAGAGCAAATCGGATATAGTACACTAAAACCGAAAATACTAAATGCTGCTGATTATGGTGTACCTCAGCGTAGAAATCGTATTATCTTCATTGGGTATCGAAATGGGTTAAAACCACCTCAATATCCTGCGCCGACAGTCATGCCAGAGAATTATCTGACGTTGAAAGATGCGATTGGAGACTTAATTAACGAATCATCGGTTAGGGATGCAGTCAATGCAAGAAGCAGTCAGTATCAGAGGGAAAGCATCAACGGTCGGACGCCAGATATTAACGGGTTGCCGATTCCAGCAAAAATCGCTACTAATACTGAGTTGCCAAAGCAAACTGATGTGGTTAGAGAGAGATTCGAGCTATTTAGTCCTGGTGAGTCAGGTACGCTTCTTAAGAAGAGAATCATGGAAAAAGGAATTGATCTAGAAGGGAAAACTGCGCTAGTAAAACTCTGTTGTGATGCATTTGGAATGACATCAGCCGAGGTGATTTCTCATTTCAAAGAAGGGAAAGCCACAAAAGAGCAAATTTCAGTCCTTTTAACAAAGAAGAACATCCGACAGCGCTGGAGCCCCGATTCGCCTTCAGCAACTGTAGTGACAATTGCTGATGATTACATTAGTCCTTGGGAGCCAAGAACTTTCAGCGTAAGGGAAATGGCTCGCTGCCAATCTTTTGATGATTCATTCGAATTTCTGGGGAAGAGAACCACTGGTGGGCTTTTGCGCCGGGTCGAAATTCCGCAATATACACAGGTCGGAAATGCTGTGCCACCACTATTAGCAAAGGCGGTTGCATTAGAGATTATTAAGGTTCTCTAATAAAAAAGGAACAAGCCATTTGTAGCGGTTTGTTCCTTTATTGCATTATTGTCGAGATCACAGAGCAGCTACTTCAATTTGCCCGAAGAGCTCGGATTTTGCATACGGTCTAATACGCCAAGCGTTTCCGTGGTTTTTTCCGGTATATTTCCCCGCCTTTGCTGTGTAACCTCTCCAATCATAGGTTATGATCCCTAATTTTATCAGAGATAGAAACGTAGTAAACTGCGGTGCTCTTGAGAATTCAAATTCGTTATACTTGAATTGTATAATACCATCAACAACACGGCTTTCTGCTTTTGCCCATAACGTTGAAGGATGCTTCTGATAAAGCTGATCTCGTAAATCGGCAAAAAGCCAAAAAGCTGCGATTTCGCTTTTACCAGTTTTAGGGTCTCTCCATACAACATTCACTTGACCAGCTTCATCATCAACACTAAGGTGGAATCCTTGGTTGTTTTGCGGGGCATCAAATGAGCCAATGGTGATATAAAGGCTACTACAACCTGGATGACGATCTGAATCGTAGCCATAGATTCTAGCAAAAGCCGAAACGCGGTTCCTGTCATTTGGCTCATAATCCGCAACTCGCGTTCCTTCAAATCGTGGGCGTAATGTAAAAAGCGTATCAAGTGTCTGTCCTGCGCCTTTGGCTTTCACTTCTATTAGCCCATTGTAGTCCGCGTCACGGCGATTATTCGTCCCGATGCCAAGTAACTCCTCCAAGGTATCGCCAACATCTTTTGGCGCAATTGGCCCACGCCCCTTAGAATTGTCATAGTATCCGCCCTGAATTATTTCTTTCAGAAGAGGACGGATTTCACCGAACAATTGCGTAATAGCATCGACTCCAATTGAGTTGAGGAGTTCTTGTTCTGTAGGGATGTTGTTGGTCAGATTAACAAAGTATAACTGAGGGCTATCATCTGGCTTTTGAAATACAGAAATATATAGCAAATCACCTTCGTTGATTTCCTTCGCAATCATACGTCGTTTTATTGTTTCAATTGAGAAACGTCGGTCCCCTCTATCGTTGGCAACGCAATAAAATTTGAGTCTAACGTTTTCGGTTTTACCCCGATGAATGAAGAGGGTATCATAAGAAACGCCATACTGACCGCCGTGTTTGAGCTTCTCGTAATCAACAAGCTCCCATTTTTGAAGAAGATCTCGAAGAATACCGTTAGCATCCAGATTGTTCTTGTCTATCATGGTAAACGTCATCCGAATCAACGCATACTCTTCGTTGCGTAATTGACGGATCATTTGAATGACTGAACTTTCATGTGGATATGGGGTAAATATCATGGGCCCTCCTAATAGTTTAAAAAAAGATTGAACGCCTTGCTTTGCGCAACTTTTTTTCGCAACAACACAAGCTCAGCGAAACAACGCGCATAAACAGTTCGGCAAAAAAGTAGTTTTGGATTGCTGTTTAAAATTCTATCGCAGAAACCTCGAAAGCACAATGTTTGCTACAACGTTCGTTATTGAAATTAAGCAATGGAGTTTAATTTGATTTGTGGACTTCATTATGTTTATGATTGTTCGCGATAGAGATATGATTTCCGTAAATATATCCGTGCGACTGAAAAAGGCAAGTGCTTGAGGTTAAAATCGCTCTTCGTCAAATGCCCATCTTGTTTAGAACTATGAAATTGTGTATTATTGAAAAGAAACGGAAAGGGAGTATCTGAAACAAGTTACAGCTTCCGTTGGTGGGAATACCCTTTCATAAGAAGGTGAATAAATGCCCGTAGAAGCAATTGATTTATTTTGCGGTGTAGGCGGCCTCACAAGAGGACTGCTTGATTCTGGTTTAAATGTAGTCGCAGGGTTTGATATTGATGAAACCTGTCGCTTTGCCTATGAAGAAAATAACCATATTCCATTTCACAACGCAAACATCAGGGAAATGCAAGGCAATGAGATTACAGAATGCTACAATCCTGATGTTATTCGTGTTCTTGTAGGATGCGCCCCTTGTCAACCATTCTCAACAATGAGATTTAAATATGGAGCAAGGAATGTTGACGATGAAAAATATAACCTATTAGCAGAATTTGGACGTATTATTGAGGTTGTTAATCCAACCATAGTATCAATGGAGAACGTACCTCAGATTCAACAGACTCAGTTATATTGTGACTTCGTTGAACTGTTATGTCGGCTTGGATACCATATTTATACTCAAGTTGTTTATTGCCCAGACTATGGCATTTCACAAAGCAGGAGGCGCTTTGTTTTATTAGCATCACGTTTAGGAGATATCAAATTAATACCACCTACACATCATAGAGATGCTGTTTATGTGAATGACTTCATTCGGGATTTGCCGCACATAGAGGCAGGGCAAATTGACGAAAACGATCCTTTACATCGTTCTTCGAACTTATCTCCTCTTAACCTTCAACGAATCAGACATTCTCTTCCTGGGGGGACTTGGCGTGATTGGCCTGAGGAATTGCGTTGCCAATGCCACAAGAAGGAAAGTGGTCAAACATACAGTTCTGTTTACGCGAGAATGCGATGGAATCAAATCGGACCCACTATTACCACTCAGTTTTATTGTTATGGAACTGGTAGATATGGGCATCCAGAGCAAGATCGAGCTCTTTCTTTAAGGGAAGGGGCATTACTGCAAACATTTCCGCCAAATTACATCTTTATTGATCCGAACACGGATTTTTCGATCAAAGATATTGCAAGACATATTGGCAATGCTGTCCCTGTTCGATTGGGTGAGGTTATCGGGATGAGTATAAATGCACATCTTGAAGGAGCGTTAATATGAGCTATACATTTAACATCTCTCTGAGTGTATTAAACCATTTAGGAAGAAATCTTTATCGTAATTTTATCACCGTTATTGGCGAGGCCATTTCTAACTCATGGGATGCAGATGCATCAAATGTGTGGATTAATATAGATAGAGAAGCACGCTCTATGTTTATTATTGATGACGGATCAGGAATGACAAGTGATGATTTTCAAAACAAGTTTCTTAAAATCGGCTACTCGAAACGTAAACCTGACAAGAATACCACTGATAAAGGAAGGCCCTATATTGGGCGAAAAGGTATTGGCAAACTCGCTTTATTATCATGTGCCCAAAAAGTACAAATCGCATCTAAAGCTAACGGTAATGTGGTTGTTGGAGGATTAATAGATAATTCAGGCCTCGACGAAGCCATAAAAGATGACATTGGTGCAAACGAGTATCCACTAGGTAGTATTGATGCTATGACGAGCGAGAAGTTGAAAGATTTATCATCAGGAACAGCAATATTCTTTGAAAATCTAAATGAGGGTGTAATTAATACAGTAGAATATCTCAAGAAAATTATTGCATTAAATTTTCGCTTTTCTTTATTAGATGAAACCTTCTCTATTTTTTTGAATGGTGACATTGTAGATATGAATGCTTTGGATGAGTTGGCTAGTTCAACTCAATTCGTTTGGCAAATTAATGATGTTAAAGACAGTTATTTAACAGAAAAGCTTTCTCCAGCTGTTAATTCGAACGTTGTCAATTTTTCAAATAAAACATCAAATAAAAACATCTATGGCTTTATTGCATCTACAAAAAAACCTTCCGACTTAAAAATTCGAGGCACAAGTGAAAAAGTATCTCTTGATCTATTCGTAAATGGAAGACTGCGAGACAAAGACTTGTTAAGACATATTCCAACAGCAAGACTCGTCGAAAGTTACTTATACGGTCAAATTCATTTCAATGCACTTGATTATAATACTGACGCATTCACTAGCAGCAGAGAAGGGATATTGAAAGATGACCCGCTATTTAATGATTTTTTAGTCGAGCTTGATGCAATAACACGTGGAATCATTGATGAATGGGATCTTTTAAGAAGAAGAATTGGAAAAGATGGCGATCCCGACAACCCTGCAGTGACTCGAAAAAGAAGAAAGGCGCAAGAATTATATAACGCAGCTACTGAAGAAATGATTCCAGAGAATCCAAATGGGACTGTTATTGCATGGGTTGCTTCATTGGGTGAAGAGGCGCAGTTTAATATTCCCTCATACACCGAATGTTTTATTGCGGAGAATTTGTTGCGCAAATTTATTAATCATAAAAGCATAGCGACTTCACCTGAAGCAGTGGCAGAAGCTTCGAAATGGAGAACAAGAGAACAAACAGCTAAGTCTGCCGCAAATATTGCATATGATGTTCGAGAATCCAAAGACGATCTGCAATACTTGAGCATGGATGACCTTGCAAACCTCGTGGACAAACCTACCGATCCCAACAAAGAGCTAGGTATAGCGAGAGATGCAAAAGTATATAAACCTATGAGAGATGCAGTTGCTCACACATCACTTATCACTGAGGACGCCAAGAAACATTTAAGTGTAGTGTTTACAAACATAAAAGCAAGGCTACAGCAATTATTAAACACTTGACACGGTATTTCGGTTACCAATATCGAAAAACAAACCACCAATAAAAGGACGCAATAGCCATTATTCGGAATTTGGACGTTGATTAGTGTTGAAGTTGTTTGTGATGTTCTCTCTTTGACCGGATAGTATGAGACTACTAGAACTTAGTTAACCCAACACAGCCATTACACAAATCTGGTAGTATTATGACGCGTTAACGCCATAGCTGAAGTGCTGCTTTTATTGGAATAGCCAGCTGCGTACTGCGCAGAAGATCGCGAAGAACAGTCATGATTTTCTGAACTCTTGCGCGTTTACCCAATACTCTTGCGCGTTTCCTCGGGGGTGGGTGCAAATTTCCTTACCGTTTATGTCGGAAGGCATCATCGGCCGATTTTCGCAAGAGCCATCAAAACTCCGAAACCTGAAAAAGCCCAGAAAGTCTGGGCTTTTTGCATAGAAAAAGTACTCACGAATTGTATCACTTCGTGAGTACTTAGCTGGTGGGGATGGAGGGGCTCGAACCCAAATTTAGCGATTCGTATATGCGGATGATTTATGCGCATTTGCGCAAAAACCGCTAAGATGCGGGCTTTTTTAGAGATCGTCTCTTTGCCTGCGAATACGTAATTCGCGCAGTTTAACCCGCAAGTGGGTTACAAAACGGGTTTTGGGATAGCAATGAAGATCACATAGAGTGTGCCAAAATATTCAACGCCTTTGCTAGCATTTTATCGTAATCAAGGTTTCTCTCGACTGTAGTTACCATCTTCGATGTTGAGGAATTCTTCTGCAAGAGAACATGAGAAAATACTCAAGCGAGTAAAACGTAGTAAAAAGTACAACTTTGACAGTTTGTGAAACTTGATGCTATAATATCTACAATAATTCTTAAAATAAATAGTCCTACAGAATCAGTAGTAAATATGATTTGCTCTCAATGAAATAGCATTGGTATTCTCTAGTTCTAAGGCAGAATACATGAAACCACAGAGGGCTTTAATCTGATACGATCCAGATTTCAAGGAGTTGCATTATGGGTTATGAATCAAGAAAATGGACCTATTGCGATATTCTTATCTACAGGAGCGATTTTGGCAAAGAAAAAGTTAAATACCTTGATAACATGTCTTTATCTGAATACCTCAATAATCTTGGAAAACAGGGATGGGAGCTTGTTTCTGTTACGCCAATAACAGAATCGGCTCTACAAATAGCAAAGCCAGAAACCTCTTGTCTTATATATACATTTAAACGTCCTGCATGGTAAATGATTTAAGCGGTTAAGAAAACTAACAATGGAGGCGCTAAAGTGATCAAATGGGAGTATAAAAGGATCTCCGTCGTTCGAGGAACTTTAGATGAAGCACAAAAAACATTAGAAGGTCTGACACTAGATCAGTTCTTTAAATTGATGGGGGAAAATGGATGGGAAGCCTATTCAATTCATCCAGTGGCGGCTCATTCGGGTGATACAGTTTCGCTCCATTTTTATTTCAAGCGGCCGATAGAACACCTTTAAATTTTTGAAATTTTGAGGCGTAAGACTAATGCTACCACGCTGCTTTCTTTAAACTAAAGGTGGACTAAAAGGTAGGTTCTTGGGAAGAGTTGAAAATCGTATCGAATTTCTGTTTCACGTAATTTGCCGCAAGCTCGTCTTCACCGATAACCGCCTGCCCATAAACACCTTCGGTATCCATGTTCATGGCGTGACCGACGCGGCGGCGCTTCAATCCCTCTGGCATTTCGTTATTGATGCTGACGAATGTGTGCCGCCAGCCGTAGGGAGTGACGTTTGTTGTGACTCCGGCATACTTACAGAATGTTTTCCATCCGCGCGTGACGGCTTGCTGTTTCGTGTGTTGGCCATCGTATTTCGGAAAAATCCAAGGAGATATGATTCCGGATTTCTTTAGGTATACGCGCTGTTGCTGAAGGATATTCTGCTCATACTCTCCGAGCCATATGATGCGCTGTGCATTTTCATTTTTACCTTCCGTGATCTCGCCTGAGTAATTGATTGCGCGTTGGACATGCAGCCTTGAATCGACTATATCCTTCCACTGAAGTCCAATCAGTTCCCCAGGACGCAGGCCGGTAAGCACTGCTAGCTTGAAAAGATTGCTATAAGGAGTTTGTTTCACGGACCACATCTTTACGATATCAGATGGTTGAAGTATAACTTTTTTCCCTTTCGGAGCGTTCTTAGGGATGTCTAGGTCTTCCGTAGTAATCGTAGTGAATCTGTTTTTGCGCGACCATTTAACGAATCCGGCGATGATACAGCGTATATTCGATATACTTTTCCACGCTAGCCCCTTTTTTGCGGCACGGTTAATAATTTCTTGAAGATCACCTTCGGTTACACTTCCAATCTGCTTCTTGCCGATTACCGACGATATGTACTGTTTCCAAAACGTTCCGGCTTTTGTTATTGCATCGGCGCTATTGAGCGAGGCTACCCACTTATACCATATTATGGGTACAAGGGATGTTGATTCAACAAGGGACTGCGCAAGCCATTCATCAGCTTTGCGGTGTGCTTCGGCCTTACCTGCGCGGCCGGGGATCGAACTGGTGAAGGCTCGTCGAACACCGTCTGCCTGCACCTTTATCTGCCAGCGCTTTTGTTTCTTCAGCCATTGTGCTTCAACAATTCGTGTTGGCAAATTTTTCACCCCCTGTTTGACTATTTACCCGCATAATATCGATTTGATTGTGCAGGTATCTCTGCAATGCCATTGTGTTACCCTCCGTTTCTGTGATATATTGAGGGCGCAGAAAAAGGACCCGTCACAGGTATTTTTATCTGCACTCGCCGCCTTGGTGTTCATAGCACTGGGGCGGTTTTTTATTTGCTTATTGTGCGACCTCAGAATTTACCGCGTAGTTCTACCACTTTCCCTATCACTTGAATCGGAATACGCTCCATCTCCTGTGCTGTGAAGTAAGATGGTGGATAAGCCGGATTATTAGAAATAAGGGAAAGGCCACTTTCGTGGTATAAAACTCGTTTACAGGTTGCATCGTCTCCGTTGACCATAATAATGGCTATGTCTCCAGATTCGATTGTGGGTTGCTTTTTAACGATTACGACGTCGCCGTCCACTATGCGTGGAGCCATACTATCGCCTTTAATTTGAAGCCCGAAAAATTCACCGGTACGTGCCATTTCAACAGGTATTTCCTCATAGTCGATAATACACTCAATGGCTTCAAACGGAACCCCTGCCGGAACGAAACCGAGAACAGGAATTGCTATAGCGCGTGGTTCCTCAAGCAAAGAAACGGGTTGCTTCCCATCGACCGAATCAAACAGACTATCGATACTGATTTTCATATAGTTGGCCATTCGATGCGCGACCTCTATGGATGGGATAATCGGCTCTTTGGAACGTGTGGACTTTCCGCTTTCAAGCAAAGAAACGTAACTCTTCGAAACCCCGCAATTGTCCGCGAATGTTTGCTGCGTTACTCCATTTTTATCTCGAAACCGTTTTATCATCTCGCCAATATTCATAATCCTACACCTCGATGTCTAGTATATTGAACAAAAACAGATAAGTCAAGAAAAAATGTTTACCATGATTGACAAAACATGTTTAGCATGATAAACTGCGGGCAAGAAAGAGGTGGATGCGTATGATCAACAAAATCAAAGCTTATCGGATGCAGAAGAAGCTGACGCAAGTTAAGTTATCTACTATGGCTGGCGTTTCTAGAACTACGATATCTGGACTTGAAAGCGGGAGGGTTGTTAATACCACTGCAGATACGCTAGTGAAATTATCAAAAGCTCTCGGTGGAACAATCAACGATATTTTTTTTGCCGAACGAGTTGAACATGGTAAACAAACTATGTTTTCATCAAATGATGAGAATGAGATATGACGAAGTTTCACGAAGGGAGATAAACATGGAACGGTTATATCTTGATCTGCGCGGTCTTATGACTTCGCAGGACATAACGATAAAAAAGCTCGCGCGCGGCGTTGGTGTATCGGCAACGCACATCAACGACATATTGGCCGGGCGTACATTTCCGAAGACCGACCTTTGCTATGATATTCTGCATTTCCTCAGCGCGGACACGGATGCCATTTCCTTATATTTCCCGCCGAAAGGTAAGAGGAACGAGGTTGCAGCCAGAAAGAATACAAACCCATATGAACAACGGGTTGTCAGGGTAGGTCGCTGCTCCGCTTAGGCTCCATGCCAGGGACGCAGGTGAAACTATGAGTCAACGCGAACTAATCTCGGTCCTGCCGCTTACCGAGCGGCGTGAAAACCGACGATTAGAGTTTCTGATGCCGAAGCGCGGCATATAGGCCAGGGTGTGATCAGGACCGGATTCACGAACGTATGAAACAAGGAAGAGGGCAACGTAAATGCGCGACGGATTTATTTTCTACGAATCATTCAGGAACGCTATGAAGGGGCTGCCCGCGGAAACGCAGCTGCTCCTTTATAACGCGATTGCCGATTACGCGCTTTATGATACGGAGCCCGACTTCGGTGCCGATGGTATTGCGAGCGGTTTTTTTACCCTTATGCGTCCGCAGATCGATGCCAACAACCGAAGACGTGACGTTGGCGCGCGCGGAGGACGGCCTGTGAAATCCTCGGAACAAGACCCAAATGAGAACCAAAGTGAAACCGAGGTTAAAGCAAACGATAACCTAAGCGTAACCATTGCGAAACCAAACGAGAACCAAACCGTAACCAAGACAGAACCTAAAGAGAAAGAGAAAGAGAAAGCTAAAGAGAATGTAAAAGCGAAAGAGAAAGATAAAGAGAATGCGAAAGCATTCTGCGCGGAAATACCGCGCCGCTTCACCAAACCCACGGTGGAGGATATACGCGAATACTGTCGGGAGCGAGGAAACAGCGTTGATCCTCAACGGTTTTTCGACTTCTACGAGGCGAAAGGCTGGCGTGTTGGCAATCAGCCGATGAAGGACTGGCAGGCGGCAGTGCGAACGTGGGAAGGTCGGGAGACAGCAAAACCACGCGATCAGTCAAGCACAAATCCTTTCAAGCAGATGCTACTAGACGAGGAGGCAAAAAATGGACAAACCGGAAACTATGAGGATATTGGCGATTCTTCGTGTTGCATACCCGAATTTTCAGAAGGCTATGAGAGCTGAGGATTACAGGGATACGGTGATTCTCTGGCGCGACATGTTCAAAGACGACCCGTTTGCGCTCGTGAGTGCTGCGGTAAAAACGTTCATTGCGTCGGACGCGAAAGGCTTTCCGCCGCATATCGGAGCGATTAAAGCGGCAATTACAAAACTGACAACGCCTGACGCACTGACCGAAGCCGAGGCTTGGAACATCGTCCGCGGCAAAATGAGCTGCTACGCGACGCGCGCGGATTTTCTATCCCTCCCGCCAGTGATACAGCGTGCTGTCGGAAGCGCATCGCAGCTCTGCCAATGGGCGATGGCTGATATCGAAAGCCTGTCGGTAACGCAGTCGAACTTTATGCGGTCGTATCGGGCGGCATTGGAAGCGGAGCAGCAACGCGCGAAAATCCCGAAGGATGTGCTCGCGCTGATTGACGGACGCAACCATGCAATGCTTCCGGATCAGGAGTCTTATACCGAGTGTGCAGGAGTTGTGTAGAGGATTTTAGGATAATTTATGACGATAGAGGACCTGAAAAACGTGCGCCGCCAGAAGCTGCGCGTTGAAGCTTTGCAGGAGCGCATCGAGCGGCTCCGCTCGCGCGCGGAGTATACCCAGCGTCAGCTTGGCGAATGCGGACGCAGTGATCCGACGCGAGATCGGCTGGCGGAGTACGTTGCCGAACTTGATGCGATGGAACGCGAGCTGACCGGCGAGCTGATTTCGCTTGAGAAGAAGCTTTTTGTAGTGGATGCGGAACTAGCGAAGTTGCCGGAAAATCAGGAGAAGGTGCTGAGGCTAAGATATATGGACGGGTTGAGTTGGAGAAAGGTGGCAGTAAAAACCAAATATTGCGAACGTCAGTGTGTAAGGTTGGGCAGCGAAAATCAAATTAAAGTTTGAATTCGTCCCATTTATCCTTAATATCTTCATTTGGCTTAATTATGTGAATTTGAGCATTTTTATCAACGATAATAATATGCAAGTTGTTGTTTACTCTAAAGTAATCAGGTAA